ACAAGAAAATATTCTTGATACGGCTTGTGAGTTCTTTTCATATTATGTTAAATTTATGAGTTTATCGGTTTGAATGTTTTTAGTATTACCATCACTAAATCTTCTTGCTAATTCTTGAACAGCAATACTAATTATTATATCTACATATTCTTCAGGTAGATTACAATCTTGTGGTAGAAGTAGTGGAGGATTAGCTTCATTTCTATTTTCAAGACTTGGATATGTTCCTTTACATACTTTAAATGGTTTTCTTATATAAGTTATTTCTAACTTACTAGGAGTTAACTCATCTTCAGCATATAAATACAATCTATTACTCCTAATTGTTCCTATAATGTATTGAAATCTTTTTGATGTTCTTCTATGAAATGAACGTCTTGCAGTTGCTAAATCTCCGTGTTGTTCTATGTTAACATCGTAAGCTATATCACATCCAACTTCAAAAACTCTAGCACTACGATAAGACCTATAGTCATCAGGAAATTCATAATAGAATATGTTATCCTCTAGTAGTGTTATATCTTGTTTAGGAAATTCTGGGTATGATACAACTAAAGTATGTAACATATCAATTCTTTGTTGAGTAACTTCAAAACCTATATTAAAGTTCTTAGGATTTCTCCCATGTATAAATATCTCCAAGTATTCAAATATAGCAGTATTTAATACTTCATCCTTTTCAACATCAGTAAGATACTTTTGGTGATTATTAGATAACTTATTATAACCTTGTTCCAATTTGAAATGGAGAAAATCTATACTTATCGACATTTAATTCCTTTTTGTTTCAGTTCACTTAATAGTTTGTGATATACATTATCATCAGTTAAATCAGGGTCATAAGCTTCCATTTCTTGATACAACATATTCTCAATCTTTGTTTTAGATGCTCCTAAGTTATACAGATTTTCAATTCCTTTTTGACTTCTCCAAAAGTGTTTTCCTCCTGTAAGATAGAATATTCCAGTATTGATTGCTTGTTGAATCATATAGCGAATGTAAACTTTATCCTTGTCTTTCAATAGTATATCGTATTGTTCTAAGAACTGCATGATTCTTTCATCTTGAGTTCCTTTAGATACTTTACGTTGTTCCCAAATGTGATTCTTTAAAGACATTTCTACTAAAGAATCAGATGCTTCTCCTGTAACTAAATCCATAACTACAGATAATTGGTATCTGGTAAACATATCATAGTTAGCAAATAATAATCCTAACTTAGTTAAACCATCCATAACAATATCAATCTTCTTGTTAGCTTCCTTAATAGCTTCTTCTTCTTCAGCAATATAGAATTCATGTATATTTTCATTTACTTGATTCTTATCTAATGCTATTTTAGGATGATTCTTTAGAAGTTGTATTGCTAATCTACCTCTTGATGTATCAGAAGAAAACACATTAGTTCCTTCTTGTAGCCATATCTTGAATTGCTCTAGTTCTGATTGATTGTTTAATCTATCAGCAACTTTTACATCATTCATAATTTGACTCATTAATGGAGTATTACTAGTAGAAGTATAAGTTCCAGCAGCCATATCATCCATTATCTCATACATCATCTGTAGTGTAATCTGTTTCTGTCTAGTTACGCTATCGAAATTAGAAAACCAGTTGCTACCAAAATTAATCTGGTCTTTTGATAACTCATAGTATGGATTGTCAATCAATTCATCTAATCCTGTTAACAACTGGTTTCCATTTCTTACAAAACTAAACGGTATAGATATTCCTTTAGACCTAGTTCTTCCCATCGAAATAGTAGTTCCATCATCACGCTTATACTCGTAAGTATGTCTCCCTTGCGCTGATGTACGTGGTACGTGAACCACATAGATTTTTTGTCCCTTAATCATAGGCTATAATAATTATTTTATTTGTTTACGATACATAACCTGGAACCCACTCAATACGACCTACCGCACTAGTATCCCAAATATTTAATGAACCACTCATTTCTCTGTAAATACTTAATGTTTTACCAAACTTATAAGCATTAGAACCATCTTTAACAATACCATTCTTAAAGTCAATAGCATTAGCTACAGAGAAGTAATAGTCAATATTATCTTCCATTACCATACAAATGTTATTACCATTAGAGTTTTCAGCAGCATTTTCAGTTTGTCCAAACTCTAAGATATCAATTTGAAATGATTCTAGTGGTAAGTAAGAACCTGGTGCTTTCTCTTTGTATAATGTATCATCATCTTTAGATGGGTCATACATAATAGTTACATCAATTCCCATTGGTAACTTAATACGAGTAAACTGGAATCCCCATTCTTTCTCATACTTGTGTACTCCAGTAGGTTCAGGATTATCTCTTAAAGCAAATCCTGGCTCTAGTGTTTGGAATACAGATGCTTGTTGTGCAATAAGCGTTGACAAGTAACTAATAGCTCCAGTTCCACCTACTAACATAGGTTTACGATTCATAAATCCTCTTCTACGATATAATACTTGATGTAAGAAATCATACAAGTTGTTTAGTGTAAAGTTACCTCCATGTGGCATATATTGTCCATCACGAACTAATTGTCTCCAACCTGGTGCAGTTTTCTTTACTCTCTTAGAATCTTGGTCAGTATCAATTTGTAATCTACCAAATTCACACATCATCTCTCTATCCATCTCAGTACGCTCTAACAATCTTTCTTCAGCTTTAGTAATAAACATACCTTTCTGAATAATCTCATTAGTATTTTTATTCTTCAAACTAGCTTGATAGATGTGTCCACGAGAGAAAGCATCACGATACTTCTTACCATCATGGTCATCATAAGTTCCAGTATTAGATTTACCAGACTTACTAGCAGCTAATTCCATACGAATAAACCTATCTGTGAAAGATACTTCATTAGCATATTGACCTACAACACCACGAAGTTTCATTTGACTTGAGTATTGGTCAGTACCATATTTAGTATTCTCTTCATTAGTTACACGAGTACCTACTCTAGTAACAACTTGTCCAGGTTTTAAGTATTCTACAGGAATCCAACTATTAGGATTACCATCCTGAATCTTAACTTCATATCTAAATGAATGAGTGCCAAGTGGTTCAGGACCAGATATAATTTCTAGTAATGGTGCATTATCAGATGCAGTCTTTAGTACTACTGGTGCTTTTAACCAATTACGGTCTAAAGCAATAGCAAAAGTAGTATTAGCTTTGCCAGGATTAGATGACTCTGAAACTAACAATTCCGTAACACGGAAGTCAACATCAGCATCACCAATTACAGACCAAGCATACTCATTACGACCACCAGGAATTACACAGTAATTACCTTGAGCCATAGTTAAATAATTCCAACGCTTGTTAGTTAAACCTAAATTGGTTGAACTAGAAAACAAACGTGCAGTCATAACACCAAAGTCATAAGGCTGGTCATCTCTAAACAATGCACTATGAGATACACTATCGAAGAAGTTTCCACCAAATCCTTTGTATTCTGTTACTTTAAGGGCGGTTTTTCTTTCCATTTTATTATTATTTTATATAAGTTCTAATTCTGATAAATCTACTTTAGGATTTCCACCTCTTGATGATTTACTATTAGCTAGTGATGAGCTAGACCAATATTTTTCTACTGTATCTTTTACTCCTTTTACTGAAGGACTAAATGCTGACTTCTTGTATTTATCTAAGTTAATATCTTCACCATCATAATTAGCTAAGAAATCTACTAACTTAACTAATGCTTTAGGATTCTCAAATACATGTTCCATTCTAGTCTTAAAGTTTCCACTTGTAAATTCATGAGCAATTACTTGCTTATGGTCATTCCTCCAATTAGTATCATTTAATACTTGACCAAAGTTCTGTACAAATACTTCTTGTTGTTGTTGTTCTACTTGTTCTTGTTGTCTAACATATTCCAGTTGACTATTCATTTCTTGTTCTCTAACTTGCTCATCTTTTCTAAACTGTCTTATTGATTCTTTAGCTAATTGATTTCTATCTTTTAAGTAATCAATTCTATCTTCAATTTCATCATCATCAAGACCTTCAGCTTTTAATGAGTTAGTAAGATAGTTCTCAGCTAAATCATTATCATTCTGTAAATCCTGTTCAGTAAATGAAGGTGGTTGATATTGCATCAAAAAGTTAGCTACTTCTTCAGGAGTTATATCATCCTTAAGTGTAGCATATTCAATAATGGGTTGTAAGAAAGATGGAAAGTTTTGTATAGCACCTACTAGTGATACTTGAGCTTGTTTATCTAAAGCTTCTTTCAGTGAATCAAATGTACCATCAAACTCGTGGTCGATAGTAATAAAATTATTATCCTTGTAATAATTAAAAGCTGCAACAGCATTGTCATCCGTATCAACATTATCTGATAATTCATCTTCAGAATCATCATCAAGATTGTCATCTTCTTCTTCAGGAATCTCATCATTGACTACTTTATCATCAATAACTGTATCATCCTCTTGTTCTTCAAAGTCGAAATCCAACTCTGGTAGAAAATCATCTCCTATTTCCATAAGCAAATATATTTTATGTTATTCAATTAATTTTATTTAGATGACTTAGTATTCTCTTTTTTAGAAATTTTAGCTATTCTTTCTTTACTAGCTATATCTTTCTCTTTAATATCTAACTCTCTATCTTTTTGGTTTAATCCTCTCATAGCTCTATAAGCTTCAATATGGTCTGGAATACCATCTTTATCTTGATTCAAATCATCAGTAAACTTATAGACATCCATAGCTTTTATTTCAGCATCTAATTGTTTAGTTAATGTGATTTGTTCTAGTTTATTATTATGCTCTTGTTGTTTCATTTGTGCTTGAGCTGCTAATTGTTGCTCTTGCATTTGTTGTTGTTGTTGTCCTTGTTGCTGCATTCTTTGTTCTTGTTCTCTAGCTGCTGCAGCAATCATCTTATGTACTTTTTCAGGACTATCACCTCTAGTCATAGCCATTACTAATTCTGATATTCTTTCAGCTCCTTCTCCAGCATTTTGTGCTAATGGTTGTATCATTTGTGTCATCATTTGACGATACCTTTCATTATAGTCACCATCATGAATAAAGATTCCTAAATCTTCATGATTAAGTAATTCAGGTTTAACTCTTATAGTCTTTTTCATTCCATCACTAGTAACATAGTTTAAGAATGTTTCAGTCTTTTCTGGATTAGTCTCAAAGAATCTACGATAGTAATTAGTAAACTGTGTAACGTATTCATTTACTGTTTCTTTTATTACTAATTGATGTAGTCTAAAGTATTCTTCAGCCATAGTATATGACTGTGCTATAGCTTGTTGATTATCTGATACATTAGAACTTGGAGAATAAATACCTTCAGCTTGTGGTGGTACTAACATTTGCATTCCCATTTCTCTATCTATCAAGTCTAGCAACTGTTGCATATTAACTATCTCTCCAATAGAACCAGCTTGTTCAGCTGTTACTGCTGTAGTTCTTTGATTGTTTGGTAATCCTGATGTAGTAGCTGTTGGGTCATAGTAACTATCTCCTAGTGTACGTCTTAGATACCTCCATACTTTTAGTTTATCAGCACCTTCATATAATGGATTACCATTTTCATCCATAGCTAGATAATCAGGAATCTGACTAGCATCAATATTCTTTATATATCCTTCGTATTTAGCTAACTCTCTATTCTGTAAGTCTTTAACAAATGTATATTGTAATAGTGATGGTAATGCTCTTTCTACTAATGATATAGATTCAGCATTTAATCCTGAAAATATTCTACCTTTACAAGATAACTCAAAATCATAAGGATTATCAATAGATAGTGGTTGATTAGGAACTTCTCTCATATCAGTAAAGATATCATAACCATATCTGGTTATTTCATATCTTCTAGGTATATACATCTTTTCAGCATACATTACATTACCAAACTCATCTATCCATTCATGTCTTTTAGCTTTCTGATTATATCTATTAACAATAAATGTAGTAGCTGCATCTTCAGGAATAGGATATTTACTATCTACTACTTCAGTAATTACTTCATTGTATTCATTAAACATTGTAAGAAATATAACTTCTCTATAGGCTTTAAACTCTAAGTATGTTTTCCATATTAATTGATTAGCTCTATATCTTCTATCTCCAGATGTTCCTGTTGATTGTCCTATGTATCTATTATCATGAAACCTAGATTCCATTCCTTCTTCTACACTAAGATAATTATATTGTGATTTAGCTTGTCCACTAGTTACATCCCATGCTGTATTAGGTGTTAAATAGTTAGATGATGTATAACCTCGTAATCTTTCTAATACTTCATTTTCTACTTTACCTTCTAATTCATCTATAGCTTCTGTAACAGTAATTGGAGTTCTATACCACCAATAGTCTCCTTTCTCTATTCTTTCTTCATTACTATTCTTATGAAAACCACAATGGAGTGTATTTAATACCATTGGATGTGGTTGTCCATTCTTTTCTATAACTACCATAAAACATCTATCTACTGCTAGTACATGTTTAAATGATAATGACTTTAATGACTTTATATCAAACTTAACTTTAAAGTATTCTACAACATCATTATAGAATATTTCCATTTCACTCTTAAAATTCTTTATATCTATATCTTCAGGTTTAGGCATAGTACGCATAGATTCTTCAATCTGTTCTGCATTAGCACCTCCAGCTTCCATTTGTGCTTGGAATATCATTAACTCTTGATTGATTGCTGCTTCTAATACTTTCTTTATTTCTTCATCTTTTGCAGCATTATCTCTATCAGATAATAATAATACATCAAAGTTATCACCTCGTTTTAACATTTGTCCAACGAGATACATAAACTTAGGATATAATCTATTGTAGATAACTATTTCTCTATCTTGTTCAAATGGTAATTTAAACATTTCTCCTTCAGGATTACATAACTCATATAATTGTCTGAATAATACACTACCATCATTATTAAGAATAGCATAGATAAGCCTATACTTCTCATAAGATTCCATATTGGTATTATTAAAAGGTACAATGGTGTTCATTATACTCTTATACCAATCTTCTGATTTATTTCTTTCTCTTAAGTTGAATACCGCTTCCATCTATTATTTATATGATTACGTATTGTCTGCAATGCTACAGTTTTCGATTTATTCATCATTCTATGATTCTGTTCACCAATAGCTAAAGTTACTCCTAATAACGCTGAAACGCCATCAAAGTTTCCTTTCATGTTATAACTCTTTATTTGCCTAATGGTAAATATACAAGGAATCCTTTCTATGTTATAAATTTCTATCCCATTAACTTCTTTTTTTTCTAAAAGCCAATCTCTAAGAGCATCTACTAATGATATCTTAGCTAGACTATTTCCTACTATATATCCAGTTTGACTTACTGTTTTAGAATAGATAAATTGTCCTTGTTCAAACTGTGGTCTAAGACATAGTAAATCAGCTTTCTTTTTCTTTAGGAAATAAGCTCTAAGTCTATCTCCTCTATTGGCTTCATACCATAAGTTTCTAACAGGATTACCATATAGTGCAATTCCCATTTCTAATACTTCATTATATCTATCTATACCATCTAAGTTTTTACCAATATATGTAGCTGCTATTTCATTTCCTGGAAGTCCATATACTTCATACTTAGGATTAACAATAAAGTATGCAGCACCTAATGAACCTCCTTTATCCATTTCATCTGATATATATGGGTCGTGTAGTACAATAACAGCATCATTAGGAATGATACCATTTAGTTTTAGTTTATCAGGACTTATATACATCATAAACTCACCTGTTAAATCATCTCCAGCTTTTATTGGAAAGTTATAAATAGGTTTAGGATTTGTTTTAATCTGATAATTAACACCATATTGTGCAGCACTATCCCAATACATATCAATAGCAGTACCTAGTGTTTCATATAAATTATCTCTAACTAATTCTCTTTCTCTTTCTTCAGCTTCTTTTACTGGTAATAGTGAACCACCTTCTGATAACCACATATCAGTTATGCGTAGTGGGAAGTTCATCTTTTGTCTTACTAATACTTTAGGGTCTGAAGATTTAGATGCTTTCTGTACTTCAGCTTGATAGAATGATAATGCTTTAGGAATATCAGTATTACCATTTTTATCTTTAAATCTTTTATCTGTTATATAAGCTGGAAGAAATAAACATTGGTCTTGTTCTCCATACTTAAACTTTAAACAATTATAATCATCAGGATGCGTAAATATCTTCATAGCATCATGAATAGTTTCTATATTACCTGATGTACCAATTCCCCATTGTACACCAAACTGTTCACCATCTGTTTTAACTACAGCATCATTTGATAACCATGCTTCTATGAATAACTCCATTAATCCTATTTCTTCATAGACTATAAGATTTCTTCTACCACCAGCTCCTGATTGTCCACCATCTCTTTTATTAGTAGAATAAACATTATGATATAGTGTAGAACCAGTTCCTATTTCTTTCCATTCATTCTTAATCTTTACTGGAGTAGTATTGCGCCACGGATTGTCTTTATTATTAGCACTAATATGTCCTGTCATTCTTTTCCAAAATGGACATGGTTCATAATCATCATCTCCAGGTTTTCCCCATACTCCAAACTCTTTATTAAGTGCTAATTCATTTAGTGATGCTTCTATCTTTTCAGCTAACTCACTAGATTTATCTTTTCTTCCTGAACCTAAATCTATTTCAGCTTTTAATTCTCTTCTAGTATCTCCAGGTTTATAATACTTCTCTCCATCAAAGATTAATTCAAATAGCATACACATTAGTGCAGCAGTATATGATTTACCACCACCTCGAGAACCTAGTATAACAAAGTTCTTAGCATCATTATAATATAATGGTCTGCCTAATGGTTTATCATGGAGTTGAAACAAATAATCTCTAGGATGTATAAATTCTTTTAAGAATCCTTTCTTATTAAATATAGTAACTTTTTCTTCTAGTGTCATGTAGAAAGCATCAGGATTTAATACTTTCCAATTACAAGTATATTCATCATCATTTTCAAATCCTGAAAATCCTTGTGCTTCAAGATAATAGTAAGCTAAATGCCATTCTATATCTCTAATATTAGGTTTTAGTTTTAATCTAGCTTTTGTTTTCTTATCAGTTTCTACAATAGTACAGTAGTTCCCATAGAATCCTATTCTACCAGGAACATATCTATACTGTCCAAATTGAGGATACCAAATACCTTCAATACATTTAGAACGAGTTAGTTGCCAAAAAGAATTATATCTAGGGTCATCAGGATGATATAGTTGTGGTTTAAACTCATTGAGTATTCCTTCTAAATCATCAATCTGAATCCATTTAAAATCCCATTCATCAATACATGTACTTACATTAGCTACTTCTGACATATTCTTTAAATGTTATCCATGACCAATCAAAGTATTGCATTTCAACGTAATTAGGTTGATACATAATTGGACAATCTTTAGCTGTTATATCATAGTGTCTATGAACATTATCTATAGTTAATTTGTGTCTTGCTAATAATACATTAATCAGATACTTAACATTTCTTAGTGTATCTTCATACTTACTATTCGTATTAACACATACTTCTATACCAATAAAATAATTATTAGCACTATCTCCAGCAGGAACTAATTGTCTTCTAATAGGTAGATTAGCTCTTCTAGGTTTATCACCTACATGCCATGCTACTTCATTATCAGGAATCATTTGTATAATATTCTTATCATCTACTACATAATGACAACTAGCTTGTACTGTAGTATGACCAAAGTATTTTAAATGTGATTCAGCTCCAGCTGTAGGTTTTACATTAGCAGTCCAATGTACTATAATACCTTTTAGTTCTTTAAGTTTTCTTCCAGGTCTATTGTTAGTTACTAGTTTTACTTGTATATCTACCATAAATCTCCTTTTTCTGATTTAGTTAATTTAGAACCACCTTTAGCTCTAACAGATTGTTTATCTTTAATAAATTCTTCTTCTATCTTTTGATACTTTTGATATATAGATAAAGAATCTTTCTGTAGCATATTAATTTGTGTAGCAGTACCTTTTATTACTATAACTTTACCTTCAAGAAAAGTTGTAGTATCTAGTGTTAACTCTGTATCAGCAATTAACTTAGCTCTCTTTTGCAACTGATTCTTTTCTTCTGCATAAGCTCTTTGTACAGCAGTCATACATTCTAGTGGATATGCTTCTAAACATTTAACAAAATTAGCATCATCCCAATCTAAGTCTTTAACAAAAGTTTCTGATAATGTTTTCTTTCTTTCACCATAAGCTATTCTATAGAATATATTATCATTTTCATCAGGGTCACACATAAAGAATATAGTCCACATTTGTCTTGATGAGAAATCTTTATCTTTAGATTTATCTTTCTCATACAATAGATGAAATGGTGGATATATCTTAAACTGTGGATTAAGTTCCCAGAAGTTAACAGCTTGGTCTAATGTTCTATAGTTTATTTTAATCATCTTATTACTCTTGCTTTAACAATATACTCCTTAGTATTAACTTTTAATAGTACGAATCTATCAAAAACATTATCATCAGGATTCTTTACTTTACCAACACTCATATTTAGTGTTACAGTATTATCTTTAAAACTAGTTGATAAACATCCACAAGATACTTCTGTATGTTCGATAGGTTCATCAATAGTTAATGTTGTTGTGGCTACACTATTCTCTTTGTGTTCACCTAAGTTAATTTCCAACATATACTTCGTCTAATTTTAATCTGAATAAACAACGTTTTACACTTGCTGATATTTCAGCCATTACATTCTTAATAGCTTCATCATTCTCTTTAACCATTGATGCTTTAAGCATATTATGTAAACCTCTGAAATAAGTAATTACATCATCTGATGGAGGAATATCTAAAGACTTAGGTTGTACAATATTAAACGTATCCATCATATATATTTCTACTAATGTATCTACTAGAGTTTCTATCTCACTATAATAATCAGATAACGCTTCATGCGTTCCTGATCTTCTAATAGTCCAATGTTTATATTTAGCATATATTAAACTCTGAACTATTGTTGCTACTATTTTACTAAAATTTTCCATTAGGACATTTTTTGTTAGTTAATACCATTTCATCAAAATCACAACCACATACTAAACAGTAACCATTCTCAAAACATGGTTTACACCTTCTAGCTTTTTCTAGTGGATGTGTTTCAGTCATCAACCAAAGAGAGAGTTTGGCTTTCATTATGAAAACCAAACCCTTTACTAATTCTTTAGGATGCCTTATCAGATACTTTGTCAGTAAACTTAATTTCAAGACCGATAGTTTTTAATACCATTTTAAGAATCATTCCAAACATTCCAGTAGGTAAACCAATTTGTAATTCTTTACCTTCACATTCAACAAAACTTTCATTCGATTTGTCATAAACAAACTGAATAAGTTTTACTGCTGTAGCATAGTTAAGAACTATTTTACCTTCAGTGTTAATGTACTTATCACCGAGTTCTTCCATAAATTCTCCCACATTAACTGTGTGACAACCTGCCTTCTTTACAAATTTAGCCATAATTATGATTTTTTAATAATTAACGTAACATCATTAATTGGGTCAACGGCTAAATAGCCAAAGTGTTTATTACTAATATCTGTTGGTGCTTCAAAATCATACCAATCAGATAGAGTAAATCCATGAGCTAAATGTGCTGGAGTATCTACTGAAGGTTTTTCAGCTAATACACATCTTCTATTTATCTCTACTATATCTCCAGCTTTAATATGTGTAACGTGTTCAGGAACTGCTACTACTACACACTTTCTTGAGAAAGCCCATGGTGAATCTATAGTCTGTCTAATACCAATACCATTCTGTGTCATTTCCTTCATTGGAATCTTTGGAGCAATAATTAATCCTGATTTAGTTCTAGTTGCTTCAATATGATAAGCTCTTACTACAGCAATATGTACTGGAGTAATACTCTTATAATCTTCATCAAGTACAGTAATATTACTATTGTAATTCTTAATGAGTTCTTCTGTCTTATCCCAATGGTCAGTAACTCTTGCTAAATCAAAACTTTCTTTACCAACTTCTGTTGATTCACCACCCATTCCAGTAAATAGAATCTTTCTATTAGGGTCTGGAAAGTTAGCTGCTGCAAATTCTGCAACATTTACACTCATTGCAGGTTTATCATACCTCTTCTTTGTCATAATACTTTTTTATAATGTTATTAATATATTCTAGTTCTTTACTTTCTGGTCTGTGTATCTCTAGCTTTTTACGTTTAGCTAGTAGTTTCCTATCTTTTAAGTTAAACTTACCTAACCATTCAAGTAGTACATATTTAGTATTCTCTAGTGGATTTCGTAGTATATGTTTTAGCTTTAGTTCAAAGTCTTGAATAACAAACTTTACTAAAGCTTTACTCTTTCCACAATCATTAGCCACCATTGAATATATATCACTTTTACTACTTGGAAGCATAATCTGTTATATGGAATGAGAATACAAATTGTACATCTTCTTGATTAGCTACAAAGGTATGAAACTTTATTAACTTATCACTTAAAAACCCGTAACTATCTACTAAGTTTAATGACATCAGTTCTTTCTTAACTTGAGTAAGTCTTGGTGCTTTCATTCTCAAGTCTTGCATTATATCTACAGAATGAGGTTTAGCAAAGAAATTCTTATTAGGGTCTTTAGCCATTATATAAGATATTGTTTCTAATGCTCTATCTCCAAACTTAAAATTCTTTCTAAGACTAAGTAATTTAAAATAAGTTTCCCAGAAATTCATTCTAGTTACTCCTTGTGTAGATAGTGCTTGTTGTCCAACTTTTCCAGTTAGCAAATTTACTTCCATTTTATTATTTGTATTCCAGCTGTTAACGATATTGTTTTGCTTATCATATTATACTGCATACCTAATACATGATTCTGTTTAGTTTTATACATTAGTCCTAAACCATAATCTCTATTAGTATAAATAGTTCCTGTAAATAATAAACTACTCTCTGGAGTAGTTATCTTTACATATTCGACTTCTCTTTCAGGATTTACTACAACAGTATTAGTAAACATACTTTGTATTTCTAAGGTATCTAGTTTAATACCTCTTTTAGTTCCCATATAATAACCTCTTACATTGAGTGTATCATAAATAGATACTGCACCATTTCTACTACTTAATAAATAAGTTCTTAATCTATCATCTACTACAATAGTAGTATCATTATCTTCTATTACACTATCTACAGTTACTTGAGTATCTACTAACTTTCCAGGTTTGTATCTACTTGTAACAGATACTTTATTTTGTACTACAGCACAAGTATCTTTGAATACTGTAACATATTCTTTCTTTATTTTAGTATCAGTAACAAATTCAATACCTAATCCTTTGTTATCGAATACAGTAAAGTAAATTGTTCCTAATATTAATCCAATGACTATTCCTAGTCCGTATTTCATTATTTCCAT